GCACAACCAATTATATATTCAAATAATATTACAGAAGTTTGTGACCAAGAAATAATTCCAACTTACTTATGGTGTTGGATGAAAAAAGATATTTATATATTTAATTAATAATAATAAAACATTAAACCACCGCCTTCTCTCATGACGGCGGTTCTCACCAAATACCCCCTTTCCCAAACAGTCTTCAACAATGTACTCGCCCACGAACAGGACAACTCACAACGCTCGGCAATCTGCTCTGCTGTTACCTTTTCACCAGGCATAATCGACTGCAGAACTTTCAACTGGGTTTTACTTAATTTGATTAGGCCAACTTGATGAGGAACAGCTCGTGCTGCTCCCATCAAATCAGCGTTGATTTGTTCGTTTTTCGTACAAATCTGCATTCTTATTATCATCCGCTGAGGTTTATAATGAAAAGTGGCTTCAAGCCAGTCTGGATAAGGGTTTATCGATGATTGGATTTTGAATCGAGACAGGTGCTAGACAGGTACACCATCCTTTTTTAAGCCATTTATGGTACGTTTCTAACGCTTCTTTCTTCTGTAATTCCATATGTGTATGGATATAGGCTTGATCTAGCTTATCTCGAGCATGGTTAAGCAAAGATTCACAGACAATGTAATCAACCCCCAATTCCGCCCATATTGAACGTGCTCGCTTTCTAAGATCATGGGCACTCCATGCTTTCTTTGATACTCCTCGTACCCATTCACTGGCTTTTGCACTGTGGATTGGCTGATTATTCCAACGAGATAACGGGAACAAGTGATCACTGTTATAGCCTAGCTCACGTTGCCATGCTTGATATGAACGTAATAGTTCAATCATCTCAGTGGTAAGTGGATAACTCATTGCTACCCCATTCTTGGCGTCTTCTTTAGGAATTAACCACCGCTTTTCAATAAAGCTGATGTTCTTCCATAAAGCCTTTCTAGTTTCACCAATGCGTGAACCATGGGCTAACATCATCATTAGAAGTAATCGTTGTGGTGGTTGCTGTTGGCCAATCGCTGGCAAGATATCAATCAGGTCCTCAGTATTCACTCGACAGCCTTTGATTTGGGCTTCTGTAACAGAGAACGTCTCAGGGAAAAACGTCTTAAATTGCACTTCTGATAGCGGATTGGCGGTGATGTGTTTCAATCTTCTAGCGATAGAGAAAGCTGTTTTCAATAAGAAGAAATTCGCCCTCACATAACTCACTGAATAGCCTTGCTCAAACATAGGCTGAATCAAGGCACTGTCTATCTTTTGATGGTCTATATCTGTGATAGCAACCCCATGAAATAGGCTCATCACATGAGTTTCAGCCATACTTTTTAGGTTATTCAATCGCTCTTTAGTGGAACGTTTTAAGGTACATTGCCGCTGAACATGCCAATCAACCAGCTGATCTACGGTTTCAAAGCGATTACATTCAATCGCTTTTCCTTTAGCTATTTGGACTGATACCGCACTCACCACATCCATAATGTCTTTGGCCTGAGTACCAGGATATTTCGCAATACGATATGGATATTGTTTGCCAGCTTCATAACGATAAAACCACCACGTTCCACCGGTTCGAGATGCGTTAAACCGTAAGTAAAGTGGGCATCGGACATCTTTTAACTGGCGTACACGTTGATCATTAATATGACGTTTGATTTGAGCATCAGAGATTTTTACAGGGAGTGTTGCAGAAAAGAAGGCATGTTGATTAAAGCGAATTTTACTGTTTGTGATCATTACTCACCTATTAACGTGGCTTGAATACTCATTCGATTGGGTTGTAATCCTTGGCCAGAGAACGACACTTGATCAACAGAACATTGACCTTTAAAGGCGCGAGGAAAAGTGTCATCAAGTAGCACTAACCCTTCTGCAAAAATGGTGGGATTAGGCGGTGCTTCAATGCTGATTTTCCGCCCTTGGCGTTGCATTTTCCGAAGCTCTGCAGCACACGCTTGTTCTGCTTCCTTCTTGGTGTTCTTATCTTTGCCTAATGACTTAAACGGTTTACTCCCCACTTTGACCTGTTGCCGGCTTCCATCTGCAGTTGAACTATAAAAAGCCTTAACACCATTAAAATCTTGGCGACCATCTAATTCTGCAGACACATTAACAAAGTCACTATTGCCAGGATGATTAACCACGGGGAGTGACAACGTAACGCTTTCAATATTCTTACCTGAAGCACTACGTTGTTCACCCATTGGCACAAAGATAAACCGCCCTTCAACAGGTTTCGCTATTGCATCATAAGACTTGGCCAAGCGGTTCATAAATGCCGGCGTACTTTCATCAGAACGATCAATATGCTCGATTTCAATTTTTTGTAATCGCGGATGAACAAAAACATCAAAGCCATGAGGGGTAAGACAGTCATACACTATTTGTCCTACTGTTGTTTTATCCCAGCTGCACGACTTACGTTCACGATAACCACTTTCATCCTTGATAGAGAAAGGTGCAACCGTGAGGACTAACGTGATCTCTCGTGGGTATAAATTCACTGACCGTTTTGATATCTGAAAACTATCACGGACAACATCCCCTAATCGCACCGAATAACGTTCACCTTTGGGTGGCAGTCCATCAACATCATCAGAGCTCACCACCAAAGTGACGTTATCGCCTTCGGTACCGTTGCCATCATTTAACCGCCACGACTTTAAACGATCCAAGATCAAATCAGCATTATTGCCTATTAGATGAAACATTCTTTAATCCCATGATTTAATAACACGTTGCGTTTTAGGTACCTGTTTGACTTGAGGTAACACCACTTCAGTATCGACAAAAAAAACCTCACGCCGAACGTGAGGATTTAATTGATAGAAGGCTTGTTCTAATTGGTCATTATCTTGGCCTGTGTGCTTATAGAGTAAATCCGTGATCAACTCTCCGGCTTTGGCGCTTACCTTCATTCGCGGTACTCCTTCAATTGCAGCATGACATCTGTCACCATGGCTTGGCCGTTATGGATCAATGCCGACTTACCCTCTTTCAGTTGTTGGATCGTCCATTTACCTAAGTTAATACCTTGGCCATCACTGACTTGTTGTGGTAATTCAATCAACATTCGCAGTTTTTCAACCGACTCTTGCGCCCCGTATTGCAACCACTTAGCGGTTATATCAAGGGTTTCAAGCGGTCTGCCCGTCATTTCAGAACGGGCATCATAAATCAAACTGACTTCTGAATACGCGCCTGGCGATGTTCGCTCAAACTTCATAATCGGTGTTTTGTCACCCACAGAAAAAACGAACTCACCTATCACTAAGTGATGCATAACGATCCTTAGCTATCTCTATCAATAGCGGCATAACTAAATTGGGTTGATAAGGTGTTCTCGCCCATTAATGACGATAATTGTTGGTTCATTTGACGGGTAATTTCTTGCGCTATCAGCTTTTCATCTTGACCCGCTGCAGCCGTTATTTGAAAGGTAGGAGAAAATGAGATGGGTGGGCTTTGCTTGGCCATCGCCTCTTTGCTTTGAACTTCATCGACTTTTTTAGCGGTTTCTTCAGGTGAATCGAGTTTTTTGCCAAACCAGCCGCCTAGCATTTCACCCCCCATGCCACCGGCAATAGAGCCCAACAAACCACCAATCGCAGTACCGATACCAGGTAAAATGAAAGTACCAATGGCTGCACCTAACGCACCACCGCCCATAGAGCCACCAATATCACCCAATGCACCGCCAGTTTGTTCCATATCGCCATTAATGACACCTTCAGCAACAGAAGAAGCATTCATCATTATTCCTAGCGGTTTCAATACCTTGGTCAGCCCTGTCTTACCCACGGTTTCAGCAATATCACCACCAATACCAATCATATCCATAGTATCTGATGCCATTGCGCTCATGGGTGTTAGCGCTAATCCTGAACCCGCCAATGCCATGGCTATACCTTTAGGCGTGATATGACTCATTAACGACTGAGCACCTGAACCCACCTTTTGGGCGATACGGCTTTCAGTCACCGTATTAACAATCTGACCTAACCCCGTTGATTTACTGCTTGTTGTTGGCAATAAAGCCGATCCTGTTAATGCTACGTCAGCCACTTTAGATGAAATAACAGGTTGAGCACCAGAGCCCACCTTTTGAGCGATACGGCTTTCAGTCACCGTATTAACCATCGAACCTAAACCCGTAGATTTATCTTTTATAGTCGTTAATGGTTTACCTTGAGGATCAATAACATCTGATGCTCTTGCCGTCATTGGCAGTAAAGCCGATCCTGCTAAAGCTAAGCCAGCCCCTTTGGGTGAAAAGACATGATCCATTAAAGACTGAGCGCCAGAGCCCACCTTTTGAGCCACTCGACTTTCCATCACAGAACTCAATAACCCACCGAGTCCTTTACGACGACCACGAACACGGCGACGACCTTTACGCTTTTTACGGGAACGAGCGTCTTTACCTACACTGCTATTGCCTTTACTTTCTGGCCCTTGGCTAGATGAAACAGCCGCATTTAAGCTTCGCCAACGTTTGGCTGCTAATGCTGCAATCCGTCCACCGTCTTGGGTTTCACGATTTAAACCTTTCGTAAATAAACGGGTTTTATCCATCGAGTTACCAAAGACGAGCGATAAGGCTTTGCCTGTTAATAACACCCCTTTCAAACCAATAAACGCTGCAACACCAATACCCACAGCTTGGGTAACACCGGTATTCGCTTCAGCAAAGTTAGCCAGTAAATCAACACCTTTACCTAACGGCTCAAGTACCCAATTAAGGGCTGGCAATAACGCACTACCAAATACCACGCTTAATCGATTTAACTTATTCACGAACATATCAATGCCACTGCCAGTGGTACTAAGTTTGGCATCATATTCTTGATTCAGTGACTCTCGATGAACCGATGTCTCTTCTTTTGATAGCGTTAACAGCTTGGTGAAATTCGCCATATTGCCCGAGAGTGATGCCACCGCGCCTTTAGATTCTTCACCAAATATCTGACTTAATATGGCGCTTTTATCTTCTTTTGGTGCCTGATTAACGGCATTAAGCACTTCAATCAAAGTTCCTGATGCATCATCTTGCATTCTTGCGGCAATATCATCAGCATCTAAGCCAATTGAGGCCATTGCCTTTTGTTGAGTACCACTTGCTGCATCACCTAACGTCAATCGACCTGATATATTCTTCAAAGCCGTTGCTGCTCGCTCTTCACCCATACCTAATGACAATAGTGAAGCCGATAATGCGGTAGACTCATTAACTTTAAAGCCACCGGTTTTGGCTGATGCCCCTTCACGCGCCATTACACCCGCAATATCTTTCGCTTTAGCATTCGAGTTGTTTGAAAGGTAATTGGCAAGGCCAGCGACATTCATTGCCCCTTGTTGATCAACACCTAAGGCCGCTTTAAAAACAGATAAGGTTTCACCTGCTTGACCCGCATCCATATCAAAGGCAACCCCCATCTTGGAAGAATCAAGTACAAAGCTTTTCAGTTCATTGATGTCTTTAATGCCACTTTGCCCACCAGCGGCTAACATCGCATTGATATTATCGGCACTCATTGGTGTGGTGGTTGAGGTTTTCAGCGCCCACGATTGCAATTCTGAGGATTGCTCATCACTCATGTTGACGACTTTTTTCACATCAGCAAATGAGCTTTCATTTTTAATCGCTGTCCATATCGATCCAACAATCGGTGCTGCAGCTGCCGCTAATCCTGTTGCTTCACTGCCAATTTCACCTAACTTAGCTTTACGACTATCAATCCGACCTTGAATTGATTGCATCTCTTTTAATCGAGCATTCTGCTTTTCAAGGGCTAGAGTGGCTTTATCAGCTTGTTGCTTTAATCGGTTTTGTTCATCACCAAGCTTATCAGTACTGACACCTGCCGCCTGCAGTGAGCTTTTTAACTTGTTTAAGGTGTTATGTTGCTTCTCTTGCCTGTCGGTTAACTTACCCAACTTACCGCTGGCACGTTTGTAAGCGACAGAGAGATCATTGGTTTGGGCTTTGTTCTGATAAATCTCAGTATTTAACACTTCAAGTCGAAGTTGGGCTTCTTTTAGCTTAACTTGTAAGGCTTGCGCCCCTTCCTTTGAGGCTTGTTGCATTTCCTGATTTAACCCACGAATTTCGTTCTGAGTTAAATTGTATTCGCCGCGTAATTGGGTGGTTTTCTGCTTACTCTCAGCTATCGCAGCACTAAGAGACGTCATGGTGCTTTTGGTTTCAGTTAATTGAGCTGATAGCTTTTCAGCTCTAAGCTCTGCCGCTTCAAAGCCTTTAATACCCTTTAGCTGACCATTTAATGACTGAACCTCACCCCGTTGTTCTGCCAGTGCTGCCGTTAACCGTTCTGTTGCGGTAGTGGTTGAAACAATGTCTTTAACGCCTTTGACTGACGCATCTAAGACAAAACTAATCTTTTCGGTCATTGTTTGACTCCGAGCTTAGATAAGATCAATTCATAACGCCGTAATGCCTGGTCTTGTGACCATTCTCTGAGTTCACTTTCAGTGGTATTACGGTGCATTGGGATCAAATCAATCAGAGCTTCGACGTCACGGGGCGAAAGTAATCCCCCGCAAGTTGAAAAAAAGCGCCCACCTGAGGTTTAATGGCCAAGTAATCATTCAAAGCCATCGCGTCCATATCTTGTTTATCTAAATGGCATACCACGCGAAACATGAACTCTTCACGTTCGTAATGATCATCAATATCCGCCAATGCTTCAGAGTGTTTCACCTTAGGAACCGCAAATTTAATGTGACTAATGGTTTCTTCTAGTTCATTGGTAAACGGAAACGCCAAATCAAATTCAAAGTCTTTACCCGTTAATGCGTGATCATTCATTTCATCGGATGGCGTTAAGATAAAAGCACGAATATCTTGATGTAATTGCGTGAAATCAGGCACCGACAGCTCTTCAAACTCAGTCGGCGTTAAGTCCGTACAGGCTAAAATCATCGCCTTAAACTGCTTAAATTGTTCCGCTGCAGACAGATCATCTTTCATCACAAAAGGCAGCTTACGAAACGCACCTAAGGTAATGGTATTAATCGTTAATTTATGGCTACCTGAACGGGTAAAAAACGGAAGTGTGATTTGTTTATTCATTGTTTTCCCTAAAAATTCATCAAAAAAAAGCGCCCGTAGGCGCTATTCGTTACTCAAGATAAAATCAGATTTAAATAATGCCTGCTAATCCCATCAAATCGACACCACCAATAATAGTTTTACCCGTATTCACATTGATATCATGAACCAATAACCCCGTATCATATTGGGTATAGGCTTTACAGGTACCTTCAATGGTAATAGTTGGCTTCTCGCCCATCTTCACTGCTTCTTTCTTAATAGCAGTGATCGGTCCATACATCGAATAGGTTTCCACATAGGGAACACCATCGGTACTTTTGCCTTTTTCAACCACGTTAATCTGAGCGTTACCCATGGTGTACTTACCCAAAGAGCGCGATAACACCCCATGCTCACCTTTCACTTTTAACGACCAACTGAGCTTTTCTAAGCCTACGGTATCTTCAGAAGCCACAAATGCACCTTCGTTATTAGCTAACTTGGCTTTCACTTCCGGTGGCGTAAAGTCCACGATTTCATTCATCAATGGCACAGATTCAACCTGTGCCGTAATACGCATACGAATACGATCAGCCATTTACCACCTCATCAAGCCATGCTGCAATTAACCCGTTATCAACACTCATTTCATACACCATGTGTTCATTTGGTGAATAGCGGCCATAGTTCACGCATAGGAACCATCGACCCGCCGTGTAATTTTCAATATTATTCTTGGTGGGATGAAGAAAGGCTTTAAACACAGGGATCACGGTCTGTGCTACTAAGTCCTGCCCCCAATTGGTTAAACGATCAACAACTTGCTGCATGAACTCTTCAGTCAGTTGTTTGCCTAATAACGGTTGGCTGGTTTCTTCTAACTTACGTGCCATCAAGTCTTCTAAACCAACATGAGAGATAAAACGTCCGGTATTAGTGCGGTTACCAATGATCGAATAACCGCCCATCCGTGTATGCGCTATCGTCACCACTCCATGTTTATTCAGAAAGTTCGCTTGGGTGGTTTTATCATTGATTTTATAGGCAATGTTACGGGCGGTTTCATCACACACCACAGAGCGATTTTGTGGGCTTTCCCAACCCGATACCGAAGCCATTGCCGCTACTAAAGCAATGGATGCTGGCATTAATACCTGTACGCCATCGTAAGTTTTCATAAACCAAGGATCGATGATGCACAGTTTATCTTCGCCGGTTCCTTCAGCGCCAAACTCTGCCGCAAACTCTGCGGCAGCCATATCATTGGTGTTCGGACCATCAAGTACAGGACGACAACGCACATCACGCCCAATTAATGCCAACTTTTGTCCTACCGCTTTTGAATGAAAACCAGGGGCGGCAATAATGGTGGGTGTTTCAGGGCAAGCCTTAACGGTTTCCAAACCACGAATGGCACCGGTTGCTGAATCCACGCCACCAATCACATTGGCTTCGGTGGCTGCAGTATTCGCGCCGACTTCTACCACCGTGATATAGAGCGCGCATTTCACGTACTCAAACAAATAGCGTACTACAGTAGGTAACGAGCCTTGACGGTTACCGGTTGAATCTAATGCCATCATTGCATCAGCATAATTCCATAACCGTGTTGGCTCGTTATAAGCAACGATGCCGCGTTTATCGGGAGCCGTACCAATCAAGTGCACCACCTGTTGCGCTAATGGCCCCATACTTGGTTGTGGTTCAATGGTACGAACCTCAACCCCGTTTAATTCAAAATCTTGAATGGGTGCTAATGAACTCATTGTTGCTGTCCTTTGGCTTTTTGTTGGGTTGGAAGTTGTGCCGGTTTACCAATCTTGCCATTCATCAGCAAAAAGGCGGTTTGAGTTGGATGTAAAGCAATAGTGTTATCTGCAGGTGAATACCAACGTCCATTTAAACGAAAAGGCTGCAAGATCGGATGATCTTGCAGCCCTGTTTGATTCAAGGTTGCCATGTGGTGTCCTTTAACGTGAAATTTAGGTGTAAAAAAACCGCTGACTAAGAGCGGTTTCTAAATAGTTGGCTTCGTTGGCCAAACAATGTCATCAGGATTATCGTAAGTTTGGGGAATGTCGCGTAATGCTTGGCGATAAGCAGTAAATTCAGCTTTCTTTTCGGGTGTTAATGGTGCATCTGGCATTTGCGTCCAGTCAGTAGCTGATATTAATGAGTCTCTTTTGAGCCTTACACTATCCCAAACCATTGCATGCATGGTTTCAGACGTAATAACAGTATCTGTAAGAGATAATAAATAATCATCTAAATGTTTAAATGTTGCTGGGTAGTGATACTCAATTTCATTAAAATATTCTTTCTTAAACATCATAATGAAACTCCTGATACAGGCTGTGTTGTAATATCAAGCAATTCAATTTCATTAAAATATTCTTTCTTAAACATCATAATGAAACTCCTGATACAGGCTGTGTTGTAATATCAAGCAATTCAATTTCAACAACATTTGGATTATCTGCAAGCCAAGTATCTAAAGCTACGGCACCTTTAGGTTCAACACCTAAAGCCATATAAGACGCCATATCTAATCGTAACGAAGCATTATTAAACGATTGATTTTTTAAGGCTATATACACTGGTGCATTATTCTGGTTAGTTCGATCTATAAAAAATCGAAGTTCACCATGACCACGACGTGCAAACATGGCTTGTTGTCCTGTATAGCCTGCGTGAGATTGCGCAAGAGAACAAAAATGCCCAGCACCAACCTGATTACCCCCCGTCCAGCCTAAATGGATCCATGGATTAATTGCGGCATAAGCATCAGTAATTGTATAAATTTTAATTAAATTATGATGCCCTGTATTTCGATCGGCTTCCGTTGAATTTTCAGCATAAGAAATGGAATACTTCTGAACATAAGATGTTGTTGCTTTCCAATGTTCTAAATCAGTTAGCGCCTTTGCCAACCGAGTATCAATCTCCCCAATCTTGCCATTCACGGCACCGGTTAGGTTTTCTGAGGCTTTAACTAATGCCCCTATTTGTTGTTCTAAACTCATTGATTAACTTCCATTAATTGTATTCGCTGCATCATTGAACGATGCGGCAAGTCGTGTAAAACCATCCGCAATCTCTTGCTCTAATGTGGAGATTTGGCCTGAGCTTGCATAGTGAGCAGGCGCATTACCACCAAATAACGTGGTATCTGCCGCTTTACCCCGTTTAGTTAGAAATTGTGCATCCGCTGCCGTGATGCTGTAGACCTGATTAGCATTGGCTTTCTTAGCCAATTCTGCTGTCATGGTGGCTGCAAAATGCGGATCATTACCTAGCGCCTTGGCCAACTCTTCAAAGGTATCTAATACTTCAGGTGCCACGCCTATCAATTGCTTAATACGGGCATCTATTTGTGCCGGTGTTAAGGTATCAATCGTGTCAGCTTTATCATCAAGTGCCGGAATGGTGACCTGCAATGTGACATTACCCGAACCATCAAAGGACACTGAGCCATTCGCATCACGGCCAAGGGTTATGGTGCGGGCGACTTTGAGTTTATTGGCCGTTGCCGTATTAGCACCTAAGGTAGAAAGCGGATCATCAAGATAAGAACGTGGATAGATTTCTGTTTTGTCAGCTTTTAATCGCAACTTGCCATTAATCACACCCATCACGTTATTGAGTGCCGCTATCAGTTGGTCAATTTTATTGTTTAACACCCTCACTCCTAAGCAGAAAGTTTCCCCGCATGAAAGTTAAAGCCATTGGTGATATTGCTAATGACGCTATCTAACAATGTTGCGGTTGATTGGGTAACTTCAGAAGCGGCCACTGCTAAGGCTTTAGCCTCTGCAGCCGCTGCTAAGACTTCTTCACTGACCGTACCCACAGGCCCTTGTTGACCAATCGTTACCACCTGAATATTGGGTTTCACTTGCTCTCGAACGACAGCAATCCCTTGCGGTAACCGCACTGTTATCACGCGGTCAGTATTGAGCGTGACCAACACTTTTGCATTTGCGCTAATCATCAACCGCCCCTTTTATCAGTACCGCAGGACCACGTAAGATGCTGTAAGGATCACCACTTGGAAAGGTTACCCGCACTTCATAACTCGCGCTCTCCCATGCTATTGGTTGGTGACCTTGGGTTTGGTCATGGGTGACTTTGATATCGAGTGCATCGCTTTGCTGTTGGTGTTCAATAATGGTGATATGTCCAGATTCTGTGGTCCCCCGCACCAGCACTTCACCCTCAATAGAACGCACAACGAAAACAGCGGTACAGCCAAACAATTTTACATAGGGATTGCTATCATCACCCGTTGTCCAGCTAACATCAAAGCCATAGGTTGTGCCGGCAATAATGCTCAGTAACGGCGGTCCCTCCATTGTGCATGCCATAATCCCTCACACTCTTTTCTCTAATGCATTAAAACGAAATAGCAATTCAAGATGGCGCGACATATTGCCAATTTGAGCTGTTGCTATAGTGGTTAACTCTTCACCTAGTAACAGGTTTATATTGTCATTACCGACCTCAATCGTGATGCTATTTGACGGTAATGGGGAGACATCTAGCGTGAACTTCTGCAACCAGCTGGCATTGGCTGATTTATACGCCAATAAAGTATTAGGCACTGAATAGACCGCTAACAAGGTGCCTGTTTCTAAAAAGAACCCGACTTCTCGCACCTCATATTCCAGATTGCCTTTAAATACCGCCGCCATACGTAGTTGTGTGGGGCTTAACTCTTCCCAATCTGAAATCAGTTCACGTTGCTTTTCGTTGTACAACGCTTTTTGTTCAGGTGTTGGCTGATAACTGCGGTCACCTGCCGCTATCCATTTAATCGCCCCTTTGATGCCTTGGTTTTTGGCGCTAATTAGCTCGGCCAATCCCACTTTAGTAAATTGAACAACGGGTGAACTCATGTTCTTGCTCCTAACGTTATATCGGTACTCATCACCATACGCATACCGCCTGCAAAATAGCTTCCACCTGCACACCACGCATCATTAGGCATGGCTCCCTGATATGACTCATCACCAACAGTGGTATGAAAATGAGCCCCTGAAATACCAACGGGAGCCAATACCAGCGGGGATGGTGGCATGATGCCAGTGGCTGAATCATCGTAATCAACAACGGATGGCTGTTTTACCCCTGAGAACGTAAGCCCAGTGTCTAAACCAAAAGCTAAAATCAGTTCAACGGTGTCACGCTCAGATTTAGTATTCTCAATCCGTGTCAGCATCCGTTTAGCTGTTTTTTGATTCACTGGCTCATTACGTTTCCAAGCCACCACCTCAATATGATAAGGACCTGGCGGCGCATCCATTTGATACCAAGGGGTAACTTCAATATCACAATCCAACGCATCCATAGCCACCGCTAAACCGTGACGTGTTCCGGCTTTTCGATGAATTTCAAAGGCGTTATCGGCAGTTTTACGTTGCTGCTCTAAGGAATCTTCAGGCCGCCAATCGGTTACCCCTCGCTCACCTGCGAGTAAGGAAACAAAGTGCTCTGAGGTTAATCGTGGTTGTTTTAGCTCTGGAAAAGGATCGCGTTGGTTCGCCAGTAAGGTATGCCAAGCATATTCTAAGGATTCTTCAATCAGGGTACGGTTTTCAGGTTGAACAGAAATAAAAGGCTCAGTCACCTCGAACATCAATGATCACCTCCGTACAATATGGCGCTTCATCCCACTGGCAGATAATATCTTCTGCAGATTCGTGGACTTTGGCGCGTTTAGCCCCTAACTCATAAAGAATGTGTGCCACCTCTTCTCTATCAATAATGCCATTAAGCTTATGGCGTTTTTCAGCTAACGCCCATGCAGCTTGTTCGGCTTGGGCTTTATCAACATGCGAGCTTGGATCTGAACCGGTATACACCGTGGCCATAATTCGATACAGCTTTGGCGCCGCACTTTTGGTGGTGATCTCATCAGACTCTTGAGCAATATCATCACGTTGAAGGTAATCAGCCACCCGCTTTAATAACGCAGCACTGGCAATGCCTTGTGGATGTTCTCGACTCAACACTGCAACACACACTTTGCCAGAGTTAGGCTCTAGCATTTTAGGCATCGCATCTTTAACGGGCATTGGCCTGTTTAAGTGCTGAAATTCATACCGCATCACCACTGCATCAGGCTCTGATTCAATCTTTATCAGAGGCCGTTCATCTAAGGTCAGCGCATGGAATTTATACCCCATTCGCGTACCTGTGGTATGAAACTGATAAGGCGCTAAATCAAACCGCTGCAGTAGGCTTTCATCTGATTCCATGATAGCGGGTTTAGGTGGAAAAATACTGTTATCACTCGGCGTTAATATTTGCCGCTTTAAGCCATATTGCAATGCCAGCAAATCCACCATATCAGATTCAGTCACGAACTTACGAAACATCTGCAAAGCTTGGTGATTCTGCTCTCGAATCTCAGCCACTCGCTTTAATACAAACGCCTGAGTCACTTGTGCCAGCAGTTCACCATCATTGGTCATGGCTTGGTGTAATAATTGCGCCTTATCGGTATCTGACTTAGCACAATACGCCACTGCAGCTTCAATATACTCACTCAATAAGGTTTCAAATTCAGGCACCACAAACGCTTTAGGTAAACTCATAACCGCACCTGTAATTTAATATCATTGCCTTGCCATACGCCTTTCACCACCACTGAAAACCCCGTATCACTTGCTATGGCTTGGCACTGTTTAGCTTTAAATTGGATTAAACCATTAGCAGGATTAGCCAATGCTTCAAGGGATAGGTTTTGCACTATCATGGCTTCCGTTGGGCTTTGTATACGACCTAAACGAGCAATGGCTTTATTCCCTATTTGGCGGCGCTTAATACGTGAGGTCATTTGTGTTGTCAGGATCCGTTCAAAGCGACAGGTTAACGCAGCAATACCTGTAACGGTTTTCCCTGTTTTAGGATCAATCCCTATCATTGTTGTTGCTCCGTTTTACTGGTGTTCGGGTTTCCATGTCTATGGATATGACCGTTATAAATCTTACGATCCGCAGCCATCGAACGAGTACCATCAGCAACATCACCCGAAGCACGATAATTACCCTCTTGCTCAATATCACCCACCACTTTGACACCACCAGGATAATGCGCCGTTAATGCGCCAGTATCTAAGTCATAACACTCAGTCATACCGTTGCCGTAATCGGTCATTACTTGGTTTTCTTCAGTAGTAGGACAAGGAAAGTTCGTTGACGGTAATCCCATCAGAGCAACGGAATTATTGAGGTTATCACCACAGCCTAAGTTAATCAGAATACACTGCTCACCGACACTAGGACGGCGATAATGACTGACTCGCCCCGCACTATGAACAAAGAACGGCACCCGCGTTGCCTTATTCTGACCAGCGGTAACATCAACACTTTGTTCTGATGCCGCAGCCACCACACCAAGGCGAATAATATTGTTTGAAGAACGGCGGTTTTCTTCCATTTCTTCACGCAAAGCCATCACTTCTTTTTCTAACGAACGGATCCGTTCAACTAATGCCCTCAACATTGGCTTTCGTTCCTATAATCTCATGCCAATCGTGTTCAATCGGCCCCATAAAAATACGCTGCTTGATAGTAACAACCCGTAAGAACACCCCATTATCAGGATTAAAACGGCGCGGCAGATTTGAAATCAACCGCGCCTCTTCAACATCATCCACACAACCAAAACGTTGATTAAATAACTCACGTTCAATACGGCTGGATAAGTCCAGCGCCACCACATCAAAGTTAGCTTGAGCAATCGGCACTTCTACCAAGAATCGCAGCTCAATTTCATGGATTTTACGGCCATCATTGTTGGTGTGATTAATGGATTGGCATTCACCACATTGGTAACGCACGATAGGTGCACTTGGCTCGGTTTCTTCACGTTGATAAGCGGTTTCTATCTTGCCGAGCTGTAAACGCTGCTCTAATCGTTCAATAACGGTCATCACCCATTCACTTGGCGCCCGAAAGAATGAATTGGAACTCACGATGAAAAAACTCCTCAAATTTACGGTTTAAATCGGGTAGGAAAGAATCAATGATCTCTTCGGTTTCTTCACTAATCTCTAACGATACGAGCTTAATAGATCCTCGCCCTTTACTTTCACGACGAAAGACCAGCAGTTGATCACTGTCCATCGGTGAGATAAACGCATCATCATAAAAACGACTACCGACTTGCACCCCTTTACCATTTTGTACCGGCTTACCTAATCGATGCACACCAAGGCTTCTTACCCCCACCCACAGCTTTGACATACCGCCGTTTTTATAGGTTCTAAAACGGGTGGTCATGCCTTTTGTATCAATACTGAGTTCATAGCCTAAATCGGCCATCGAAGCCGCTCTTAACCAGCGATTGGTTTTGATCATCGCTTGTTTAGCGGCTTTGGCTAATTCATCAGGTAGGTAGGAAAGACGAGCAAGAAAACGGGTGTCCAATTCCATATTAGTATTCAGAGAAGTCATGCTTAATCCCTGCTTGAGACAGATTTAAAACATATTCACGCTGCAGCTGACTCTCGCGCTTTCCTTTGCCTTGTTCATGGCCAGAGAGCACCAAGCTATAACGCTTACCCTTTATCATCATGGTGGATAACGGTGGTAAACAACTCCCCGTTAATAACCGTTTAATGGCATGATTCTCTGATGATTGGTGTTTGATATAACCTTGAATTTTTCGCTGTTGGCCATCGGGTAACATCACCACTAATTCACTGCCAAAGCACTGCTGAATAGAAGCTTGAATCAACTGCCGAGCATCATCAAACGCACTCTTCATTGATGATCACCACCCTTTGTGAATTAACTGTTTAAGGCAACACCCATCAACAACACGCCGCTATCAATGAATGAGCCGATAGGGACGGTGACCGCGCCATCACCTGTTGGTGCGGTTTTAGTAAATACACCACCATCAAAATAAGCCGCTTCACCCACAAAGGATGGAGAATCGCCGGCTTTAATCGGTCCATCAAACAAACCACGGTAAGTACAGCTCACCACTTGGCCTTCTTTAGCCGAATAGTTAGGTACCACAATCAACGCACCATATTTAACTGGCACATCTTTCTCAAAGCCACCCACAGGCGCTTTTAAATCAATCTTTAAACCATCAGCAATACGCATAGTGTTTTCTGTCCATGTGTTTATTACGCTTATAAAAAAGGATGCCGAAGCACCCTATAAGAATAGATATTATTTGGCGGCAAATGTTGCCTGAGCAATGCCACGACGATCGAGCACTTTCGAGGTCACATCATAAGTAATACGGAACTTCGCACCGTCACTGCTCCAACCATCCCCCGTTTCTAACCAAGGATCTTGTGCACCATCAAGGAAGCCCATCACCACTGAATCAAAGTCTTTACCGGTTAACGCAATCGCACCATTAATCGAAGCTAATCGTGCGGTTTCAACCACTTTAGGAAACTTCTTATAGGCAGGGTTAAACGTATCAGGTTTACTGGCCGTATTAAGTACCGCTTCTAAGAATGATGCATGGTCAGGGTTAGCCAGCAGGATTTCACCACGTAAATCTAACGCATCACCTTCAAAGGTGGTCGCAGTCGCAAAGGCTTTATGCAGCGCCATCACTAAGGCTTGGTAATCAGCGGCAGGAATATCATTAACTAAGTTGCCCCACTTATTCGCGCCACCCGCTTGGAACACACTCTTACCATCACCCATTTTTCCGCTAAGAATGGCGTTAAACATCAACTTATCCGACAAGCGATAAGCCGATTGCATGAACTTACGCGGAATTTTTGAGATCAAGGCAATCTCATCATTGATGATAGCTTGACGAGTAAAAGCAATTTCACGACCAAAACTGGCTAATTGAATTTTCTCACCACTGCCTTTAATGGTGGCTGATTTGTATTCACCGTCTTCTGATACCGCCATTAAATCAGGCGCATCATTAATCAGAATTAAATCAGTTTCTTTAAAGTTAGGCAGGTTTTCAGTATTCGCCAAGTCTCGCCATAATGGCGCACGTACTTGCGCTTCATCTCGCATCACCGTTCGTACACTTTCGGTGATAATGTCTGCAAAATCGCCGCTGTTAAACGCACGAGCGACTAATTCATTCTTGTTGCCGCAATATTTAGCATCCTTACCCACCGCTATTTCAGCCATATCAAGTAAGGTTTTTAAGCGGTACGGGTTATCTTTTTCAATTTCACCCGTACCACAACGAGCATTTAGCGCATTTTGCAGCGTATCTTTAGTGGTATTACCGTTGCCCACATGAATATGGGTATTGGTTAACCCTGTTGGTGGCTGTTCTGCAGTGGGCTCTTGGCCATTAATGGAAATTGAACCCAAGTATTGCAGTATCTTGAGCGAGCTATCTTCAGCACTGCAATTTAAATCATTGAGCATTTCATCACGCAGGGTGTCACTCACCTTATGGGTTGCACACAAAGCACGAATAGTCGATTGACGTTGGTTCTCGTTTTTTAACGCATTTTGTAATGCATCGTTATCGATAGGTTTAGGCATAGGATCACTTTGTTGGTTTATTAGAGGTTCAGGTGTTGGCGTTGCTGGCGGTTGCACAAGCTGATTCAATAAATCATCAGGGGTATGTTTAAAGGCTTTGGCTTGCAGCTCAGTGGCAGAGACTTTTTTAAGGCAATTGGATAAGTCCACGGCATCAATCACCGCATCAATCAAACCAAACTCCAATGCTTGGCTGGCGGTGAACCAGGTTTCTTTTGCCATCGCTTGCAGTACATCATCTAACGACTTACCACAGCGTTCGGCATAGGCTTCGGCAATGGTTTGTTTAGCGTTCTTTAGTTGAGTTAACGCACTTTCTATTTCATTTTCGCCACCCCACGCACCAATAGCAGGATCATGAATCATCAGCTTGGCGTTTTCAGGCATTTGAATTTCATCGCAAGCCATTAAGAAATAGCTAGAAATCGATGCCACTAGCCCATCAACGATGCCAATGGTTTTACCTTTATGGGCTTTAATGGCGTTATACATCGCCAGCCCTTCATAGACCGAGCCACCATAACTTTGAATACGGAACTCAGCATCTTGCGTACCGACAGATTGTAGGGCTTTGATTAAATCAATGGCTTCAATGTCATAACTACCAATATCACCATGGATCCACACCTTCACCGGTTGGCCTTCGCCTTGGTTATTGAGCGTGAACCACGATTTAGTTGTCTTTGGCATGTTGTGCCTCTTTGGTTGTGTGTTGGATCTTCGTTTGAACGTTATGCGCAGGATCAGCCGTACTCACAATGGCATCATCATTCATGGCTTGGCGTTCGGCTTTTATCTCACGGCGTACAGCGACAGGGTTATAGTTGCGTTCACGTTGGAAGTGACTGAGTGATTGCAGCCCTAGACGGGTCCCTTTTTCAATGCCGGTCATTTCCTTAGCGGGATCAATCCACGGCATCACAGGGGCTTGATAAATGGCGTTAAGCACTGAAACCACATCCACTTCTTTCGGCACCACCAATTCACGCGATAAAATCGCCATCTGCAGTGCCATTCGATATTGAGGACGGGTCCAGCTGGTGACGAACTTACGTTGTAAAATGCGATAACGGGCAAAGGAATCAATCAACTCTTGCCGTTGGGCGGAATAAGAACCGGTGTAATGACGAGTAACGCTCGAGCAGTTAACCCCCGCACCTGATGCCGCTAATCGCATTTGAGCATCACGAAACGGACTGCTCATCGCTTCTTGGCGCTTACTTTCAACAATGCCAGCATCTTCACCAGGGGCGAGTTCAAAACTGTTTCCCATTCCTAGAAAGATATCGCCGCCACGTTCAAAATTATCAGTCTCACCTGAGCCAGTATCTCGTTTAATGAAGTAGGCAAAGCGGCTGGCAATCTGCGCACTGACTCGCTCTGATTGATCGTAGTCTTCAATATCTGCAATTAAATCTAAGACCGAATGCAGCAGTGTTACCCCTCGGTTTTGATGAAATCGACGGGTGAATTTTAAATGCGCCACAAACCGCGCATCCACTTCAGCAAAAGAAAAACCATGGGCATCACGCTGAATCAGTAATGACACCATCTGACCTAAACCATTACGGCGAATACCTTCATACATACCCTTTTCAGGCTCGTTGATATTCAATGGTATGTAATCAGGCTCAAATGGCTGTACGCCAAACGGTGTTGTTGATGGATATTCAATTCCTGTATCTCGCCCTAAGTAATAACGGGCAAACACTTCACCATCTCGTAGCCAAGTTCGACAGGCTAACCATTCGGTTTCAGCCCGTGATAACTCACCATCAATGTTCTGTTGCAATGAAAACCGTTCAAACCATTCGCTGATCTTACGGGCAAACTCAGTGTGAACATCACCGTTCATGTCTAACGGCTGTGGTTCAATCATAATGCCGTTAGGTCCTACGACATTGGCACACAGTTCATCAAGGATGGCAGTGACATAAGGCGTGTTTTCATCCATATGTCGTGCACGTTCGCGTAAAGACTTCGCATCTTTATTGATTTGGTTGGCTTTGCCAGTAGAACGAGCATTACGTTTTTTGGTATGAGGATTAGCAGGCAGTGCAGCTTGGTATTTATTAATCAGGTTACGGTTATAAAGCCGTTCAGCCCCCGACTTAGGATTAAAATAACAAATGATACGATCGGCTATATTCAATTTACTCAAGGTAGTTTCTCCGGATCATACTGCGGCGTCCTCCCTGATTTTCACGGCTAATCAACTGCTGCAGACGTTCTATTTCACGGCGTACCGTTGCCAAACTCGCAAAGGTCAGCTTTTCACCTTCAGCTGTTTCAACCGCTTGTTGCATCAAGATCTTTTTCTCTGCATCGAGATACCACTGCAGCCGTTCACGTTGGGTTGTCATCCAAAAATTCCTTTTGAGTGGTTATATCGTCGACGCGCCACCCGCTCAAACTTCGGCGTTTGGTCTGCATCAACCACATTGCTATTAAATTGCCAATCAGCGGCCCATGCTGGCGGGTTATCCCAATGGATATCATCACCGCCTTTGTAATGCATACCCGCTTCGGCATAGGCACATAAATCAAACGACTCATTACGTGCACCATCGGGCTTTTGCCAGTGGCCAAGCTCATCAATGTATTCAACGGTCAGTTCATCAAACCACACCCGATCCGCCCAACCCGGTAAATGAAAGAACCGCGCACCAAACTCTAACCGTGAAAAACTGGCAGCGACGCGATTTTTTAAACGGTTGGTATGCAGCATTAACAACGGGATTTCACCGTTGGCCAACTTACTGCGTTTATCGGGATAGGTTTCTTTAACCAGATCATCTATGTCACGGCTTGCCCCTTTCACCAAGCGGAATAGATGCGATAAGCCATGCCCTTTGAGGCGGTTATAAAACTGATAAGCATGATCGGTAACCGATGAGCTTTTCTGTTTACCTTTTTTCTTCTCACCTGAGCCACCGGAATCACACAAAGTTAATACCGGCTTCATCACCCGTCCTGAACCATCTGCTAAGGGATAGGTTTTCTTGATCACTTGTTCAATCAATAAATCCCAATCTTCGGCATACACCATTGGATTAATGCGATCATTATTGCGATAAGGATTGGTAAGAATTTCAAAGCGGTCAATCACCCACCGTTGCAGCCCTTCACCATAGACATGGGCTTGCACCACAAAACGTGGGTTCTGTTTGCCACCTTGCACATCGATGGACATCATTAAGAAGCGTCCACCTAATGGCACAATGCCACGTTCATGATCAGCAGCTCGCGCCATTAACTGATGTGCACCCACTTCTTGACCACGTGACTGCATCACATAAGGTCGCCCCATACGCACGTTGATAAAGGTCTTTAAAGACTCTTCATCGCCACAGTCTTGGAACAAGGCATCCGCATTAAGAAAGCGATACACCAAGTTTTCCCAACTGGCATACGCTGCCACAATGCCTTCAAACCAAAATGTTGCCCATTTACTGGTTCGAATCGCTGATTCATCAGTGACAACCTCACCATATTGGTCAATTGCTCCATCACGAAACCAACGCCCTTCAAGGTTCATGGTCTGTTTTTGTGATTCAGTATGACGATGGCAACAACGAGGACATTCCACCCATGCGGTTTTAGCCGCTTCTAAAGGCTCAGGATGTTGTTCCCATTTCAAGGTTTCAAAATCAGGACGAAAATAGCTATGACAGTCTTGGCATAACCAATAGAAACGGCGGCGATCACCTTGGTTATATAAGTCAGCTATACCACCACAGGGTTGGGATTCATGCGGTGATAAATCTTCAATACGTTTAGGGTTACGTACAATACGCCCAGGAGAAGATTCTGCCATCACCATGCCGGATGATTTCGCGTTTTGGACCCTCATTAGCATCAGTTCAAACTTAGAACCTTCTTGACCTACCGCATCATCAGCACGATCGTAATCGGTCGCGCCGGCATAACGATAGGTAGACGCAGATAAACTGGTTTCAGTGGCAGAATCCAACTTTAGGATCATGCCATTTTTAAATTTCTTCGAGGTGATATTGTCATCAGCTTTACGCCCTGTTCGCAGCTTAGCAATGCCTGCGGTAGCTGAAAAGCTCCGTTCTAAATCGACCTTCGACATATCAGTAGCTTTAGTCTTGGTACTGTAGATAAGCAGCATGTCACCAGGCGCTTGGGTGACGGTGTAATTTATCCAACCTTCCACCATTGCTTTGGTTTTACCTGAACGCGCAGGACCAACCACAATCACCGCTTCATAAATACGCCGAGCCAAACAATTTAATGGCTCTCGCATGTACGGTACTTGTGACGATAGAAACTTAGTCACATCGGTACCATCTGAGATCCACAGTTCATCATCAGCGGCTTCCACCGGTGTTTTATCCGTGGGTGCACACAAGTAAGCAAAACTACGCCGAATATCTTTGGCATTGGCAAACTCAATCCCTAAACGGGCATCAAACTGTCTCAAGCTCATCAGCGACCGCCTTTAAATCGAAATTAAGCAGAGTTTCTAAATCTTCAAGTTGTTGCGGTGTCGCGGTCGGAATAGCGGATTCAATACGGGTGATCACCTTGTCTTTAAAGCCTTTAACACTGGCAATACAGACTGCAATTTCATTTTCATAATCTTCTTTGGTGACACTCTCACCAGATTCCCGCATCAAAATCAGCTTTTCACGTTCACTTTGTACATACGCCCGTAACTCAGCTGCAGTTTTAAATCCCATTAAATCGGGTGCATCTGATTCTTTACGCGGTTGTTGGCATAGGTACGGCGCGACTTGCACCACATCATAAAGTGGTGTGTTGCCCTTATAAGCGACAGGAGAAACCCCTGCCGCTTTTAAGTTTTTACGAATGGTTGAACGATGTTTACCAAACTGTTCAAGTTCGGTGGTATTCCAAAAACGTTTTTCATTATTCATGGCACTCTCAATCGTGGTTATGGCTCTCCCTCTGTAATGGGTAACGCCGCGCAGTGTGTTGGGTCGTTATAACAACGGCGTAGGTTTTCAATTTGTGCAGCACACAACGAAAAATGGTGTAACCACACCGGATCACGTTTCGCGGCTTCACCCCAAGTCATGGGCGGTTTATAGAAAGGTTGTTTGCAGCTAATTAAATACGCTGCAGGTGGTTTGATGTATTCAATTTTGTATTGAGTCACCACTTGCGGGCTTGGTGTAGTACAACCACTGACTAGCGTTAGGGATAGGCAAATCAGCACACTTTTCATGAGCAATATCCTTATCGATTTGACGTTGTGCTTTTAACGCCCGTTGTTGCCATTGCTGGCGTTGACGTTCGTTATGTTCAGCGGCTAATCGTTCTTGGTGAGATGCTTGCTCTAAACGGGTAATGGTAGATTGCATCGACTGATTAACGTCCACTAACTGCTTTGATTGGGTTTGTTGTTCCACAACCAGTGCTTGAGCCGCTTCCAGCTTTTGCACTGTCTGTGAATACCTCCACATCAACATCGATAATGCCGTTAATACACCAATAACCCCGATGAGCTTGAACTTACTGATAGCCATACAAGCAAACCTTTTGCTCTGCTAAACGGCGTTTCACGATGCCAGCACAGTGACTACTATCGAGTCGGCAATCTTTACCATTCACAAATACCCACCGTGGAAACTCATTACAAGCTGCGGTTAACTGCCCTGCTTTAAGTTTCTTGAGATAGGTAGAACTGCGAAAGTTGCCCGCCCCGAGGTTAAACACGAATGACACTGCCATATCGTATTGAGGGCCAGCAGCTAATGTCACTTGCCGATCAACCACCTTTTCTGCTGCGCTGATATCTTCAATGTACCAATCGGCAATAGTTTCAGTGGTTGCTTTGTCGCCTTGTTTTACTCCTGTGGTATGGCCTAACCCTGCAGTCCAACGGTCGGCACTGCATTGATAAGCGGATGATGAACACCCTTCTAGATTACTGATAAACGCTAATCCATCAGGGCTTGTTTTTAATTCGTGATGAGTACCAGCTACAACCGCCAACACACTGGCGACCAAGCAGCCAATAACGCCACTAGTCTTCTTCAATTTGCTCATAGATTTTCTTCACCTCTGGATGGTTTTGCAGGGCTTTGAGGGTTCGATGTCGA